GGATAGAGATGGATGCAAAAAGCAATCACTGATTTTTCCATTAGAAAAAAGGGTGCTTTTGCGAAGCTGGACAGGCGTGGACACCACCCAGAAAAAGGCACGGCAGAAGCCAATAGAACCCGCCACAAAGGGGATATAAAAAATGGCACCGGGGGTCGATTCTTGGAATTGACCCCCCATTTTTTATGCCTCCCTTTATTTCCAGAATATATGACAGACCGGAAAGACCCCCGGTATTTTGCAGGGCAATGCCGACAGGAATAGTCTGCTCAGTATTCCCACGCACCATGGCGTAAACATTCCAGAGGCATGAAAGAAACAGTGCAGACAGGGAGCGACTGGCAGAGGAAGCAGATACGCCCCCTTCAGAACTGACACCCCGGTCAGTATTCAGGAACGAGACCCCGGAAATTACCAGGGGTGGTCAGGGCAGGAACTGTGGACAGGGCGAACCACAGGCAGAACCGCAAGGCATTGGCAGCAGAGCATCAGCCTGATTATAGATTGATGAGGCTGTGCATCATGGGCGCCGAAAGAGATGAGCAGCGATGAAAGGAAGCGAAAGTCAGGACACAAAAGGACTTCGAGGCGTGGTAGGATGGCACCGTGGGCAGCGAGGCAGGGGCTGATCCCATCGTAGCGTTTTCTCCTCCCTCTGTATGGACGGGTCGCACCTTGCATGATGCGGGGTGCGACCTATCTCTACCAGCAGAGGGCGACCCCGCCCCGGGGAGGCCGTAGGTACTACCGGGAGTTTTTGAATTTGCGGGGCGAGGAAGGCCCGAGATTTTTCTCCCAAAAATTAAAAAATAATTTTGCATTTCGTTACGCAAGCACCCCTGCTCAGCTATCCGCCCAAAACAGAAAGAGGTGACACCCGAAAATGAGGTTTGAAACCCGTTCCCTTTCAGATCTTCGCCTTGCCGAATACAACCCCAGGGTGCCGCTGACCCCTGCCGACCCTGAATACCAGAGCATCAAGCGCTCCATTGAGGAATTCGGATACGCCGATCCCATCGTGATCAATGCGGACGGTACCATCATCAAAGGCCACCAGCGCCGCACCGTGCTGATGGATCTCGGCTACACCGAGGTGGAGGTCATCGTTCTGGACATTCAGGACAAGGCCAAGGAAAAGGCGCTGAATGTTGCCCTGAACAAGATCACCGGCAAGTGGGACAACGCCATCCTGAAAGACCTTCTTCTGGAACTCGATCTGGAGGGTTACGACTTCTCCGTGACCGGGTACCAGCGGACTGATCTGGAGGACTTGATCCAGCTGGTCGATGTACCCGCCGAAGCACAAGATGACAATTTCGACCCGGAGGCCGCTGCGGCGAACATCCCGGAACCTAACACCAGGTATGGTGACATCTGGCAGCTTGGGCGGCACCGCCTCATGTGCGGGGACAGCACCGACCCCACAGATGTGGCTGCCCTGATGGGCGGTGACAAGCTGGACTTGATGGTAACAGACCCGCCCTACAATGTGGCCTACGGAGCAAAGACCGACTTCATGGCCGACTCCGGCAGAGGCCACGGCCACAACAGTATCGCCAATGACGATATGGATGAGGCCAGCTTCTACAACTTCATCCTCGCATTCTACGAGAATGCCGTGGAGGCGATGCGGCCCGGTGCCGTGATCTATGTTTTTCATTCGGACACCCACGGCCTCACCTTCCGTCAGGCATTCGAGGATGCCGGACTGAAGCTATCCGAGTGCCTGATCTGGGAGAAAAACGCATTCACCCTGGGGCGGAGCGATTACCAATGGCGGCATGAGCCGTGCCTTTACGGCTGGAAAGAGGGCGCAGGTCACTTCTTCGTGAAAGACCGCACCCAGGACACCATGCTTCTGGAGGACACCCCGGACTTCAAAAAGATGAGCAAGCAGCAACTGCTGGCGTTCATCGACAAGATGCTCCGGGACTACAAAGACCAGACCACCGTCCACTTTGAGAACAAGCCAGCCCGGAACAAGGAGCATCCCACCATGAAGCCGATCCCGCTGATCGGACGGTTCATCAACAATTCCAGCAAACCCGGCTGGCTGGTCGGTGACTTCTTCGGAGGCTCCGGCACCACCCTGATGGCGGCGGAGCAGCTGGGCGGAACCGCCTACCTGATGGAATACGATGAGCGCTATGTGGATGTGATCATCAACCGCTGGGAGCAGTTCACCGGGGAGAAAGCCGTGAAGCTGACATGACCGATGAAAAGCTGACAGCTGAAATTCTGCGGGGGGGGTACTCACTTTGGATAACAACGGAAAAGTAGCCGGTGGCGGCTTTCACCGGGTGGAGGTCATCGCCCAGCTTTTCGGCGTGACCGTCCGGCGCATCCAGCAGCTGACCCAAGAGGGCGTACTGCCCACAACTGAAACCCCGGAGGGTCGGCGCTATGATCTTGTGCCTACGATCCAGAGATATGTGCAATACCTCTCGGATAAAGCCTACGGCAAAAACCGCTCCGAAAAGGAAACGGAACTGCGGGAACAGAAAATGAAAGCAGAGATCGCCCTGAAAGAGAGCCAGGGTGAACTGCACCGACTGAAAACTGACATCGCAGCCGGAAAGTATATCAGCGTGGAGGAAGTCCAGCTGGACTACACCCGGTTCTTTGTTACTTTCAAAAAATTCGCCATGTCCCTGCCGTCACGATTGACCGGCATCGTCAGCGGCTACATGGAGCCGCTGGAGGCAAGGCGGATAGAAAAGAGCCTCCAGTCCGAGGTTCAGAAACTCTTGGAGGCTTTCGTGGTGGCCGGGACAACCGAACCCACCCGAAAGGGCGATGGTTAAACCCAAAACCCACCGTTTCCGCAAATATCCCGTTTCCCAGTACCAGAAAGATGCTCTCGCATATCTCCGCCCCCCGGAGGACATCAGCGTCTCCGAATGGGCGGAAAAGTACCGGGTGCTGGACAGCAAATCGTCCGCACTTCCGGGACCGTGGCGAAATGAGAAAACGCCATACCTTGTGGGGGTTATGGATGAGTTCTGCAACTTCGACACGGAAGAAATCGTATTCGTGAAACCCACTCAGGTGGGCGGTACCGAATGCCTCCAGAATATGCTCGGCTGGGTGATCCAGCAAGACCCCTCGCCAACGATGGTGGTCTATCCTTCGGATATTCTGGCAGAGAGCATATCAGCGAACCGCATCCAGCCTATGATCCGGGCATCAGCCCCGCTGCGGAAACGCTGGAAAGAGAGCGAATCCTCCCGGTTGGAATTGCAGTTCGATGGAATGTACATGAATCTGGTCGGCTCCAACTCCCCGGCAAACTTGGCCAGTAAGGCCATCAAGTTCCTTTTCCTCGATGAGGTGGACAAGTACCCAGGAGCCTCCAAGAAAGAGGCCGACCCGATCTCGCTGGCCAGAGAGAGAACAAAGACCTTCCATAACAGGAAGATCTTCATCACCAGCACCCCGACCCTCAAGTCCGGGCATATCTGGCAAGCCATGGAACAGGCGGACATCGTCAAGCACTTCTTCGTGCCTTGCCCCCATTGCGGCAAGTACATCGAACTGAAGTGGTCACAGATCACCTTCCCCAACGAGCCGGGAATGTCCTATGCAGACCGGGCGGAATTTGCTAACTACTCCTGCCAAGAGTGCGGGTGCATTATCACGGACCGGGATAAACCCCAGATGCTCCGCTTCGGAGAGTGGCGGGTGGTTCAGGAACGGACGAAATACGCCAGAAAGGTAGCCTTCTGGATCAACACCCTCTACAGTCCCTTCACACGGTTCTCCGAAATTGTGAAAGAGTTCCTGAACAGCAAGGACGATCCTGAAGCGTTCCAGAACTTCACCAACAGCTGGCTGGCAGAGCCGTGGGAGGACACGAAGCTGAAAACCAACGCCGATCTGGTGATGGATCGGCAGACCGAACTCCCAGAGTTCACTGTCCCAAGCTGGGCAAAGATGCTGACAGGCGGTGTCGATGTCCAGGAGAACTGCATCTACTGGACGATCCGAGCGTGGGGCAACTACCTCACCAGCCAGAACATCGCCCACGGCCAAGCCTTCTCCTTCGGAGAGATGGAGCGGGTGATGAACCTACAGTACACACAAGAGGACGGCACCTCCATGGTTGTGCAGCTTGCCCTCATCGATTCCGGCGATAATACCGACCTGGTCTATGACTTTTGCGCCTCCAATTCGGACTGGGCACTCCCCAGCAAGGGTGCATCCCATCCGCAGACCTCGCACTTCAAGCTGTCCAAGGTCAATAAGACCGACAGCAGAGCATACGGCATGAACCTCGTAATTGTTGACACCGGCAAGTACAAGGACATGATCGCTGGGCGAATGAAGAAAGAAAACGGCACCGGCAGTTGGATGGTTCATCAAGGCTGTGACCGGGAGTACGCCGAACAGGTCACCGCAGAGCATAAGGTCAATGTCCGATCCGGCAAGAGAACCACCCAGGAATGGGTGCTGAAATCTTCCCACGCCGACAACCACTACCTCGACACAGAGGTCTACGCCATGTGCGCCGCCGATATCCTCGGCGCTCGTAATATGCATCTGGATGAGATCGAAGTGGAACCCCGGAAAGAGGTAAAGGCGGCAACACCAGCGCCGACCCCGGAAGAAAGCTGGATCGGTACCAACGATACATGGTTATAGGAGGAATGACCCATGAGTAATGAAGTCAGCAACTACACACCACAGCAGATGCTGAACGAAGTGAATCAGGCCATCCAGAGTATCCTCCTCGGCGGTCAGTCCTACAAGATCGGATCCCGATCTTTGACCCGTGCGGATCTCGGCCTCTTGCGCCAAATGAAGAATGACCTCATGGCGCAGATCGCAAGCGATGCTTCGTCCAGCCTCTTCTCCGACACCGTGGTGGCCGTTTTTGATGGGAGGTGAACCGCCGTGAATTGGCTTGATAATCTCATTGGATGGTTCAGCCCAGAACTCGGCGCACGGCGTGAGGCATGGAGGCAGGTGCTGGAGGAACAGCGGCACTACGATGCCGGAAACCACAGCCGTCTCAATGCGAATTGGAGAGCCACCAACCAGAGCGCCGAATTCACGGATCGCTACAGTAGAGATGCCGTTCGTGCAAGGGCAAGGGATCTGGAGCGGAACTCCGATATGATGAACTCCGTCATCGGTCCCTTCGTCCGCAATGTGATCGGCAAAGGCCTCGTGCTTCAGGCCGAAACCAGCGACACAAAACTGAACGAGGATATCGAGCGTCTCTGGAAGATTTGGTGCAAAAAGCGGAACTGTGATGTGACCGGTACCCAGAGTCTGAACCAGATGCTCCGCATGGCCGTCCGGCGCAAAAAGGTGGACGGCGGCGTCCTCTTCGTCAAGAGGTACACCAGCGGCGGCGTTCTCCCGTTCAAACTTCAGATGTTCGAGGTTGACGAACTGGACATCTGCCAGATGCAGCCGAAACACAAGGACAACCGGGTGGTCGGCGGCATCGAGTACAACTCCTACAATGCCCCGGTAGGCTACTGGATCAGACAGTACACCGTGGACGGCTTGACCGCCATCCAGCCTATCTACATCGAGGCAAAAGATGTGATCTTCTACTTCAGCAAGCGCCGACCCTCCCAGATTCGGGAAATGTCGGACATGAGTCAGACCATCACCCGAATCCGTGATGTCAACGAATTCATGGTGGCGGTCAGCGTGAAGCAGAGAATCGAGGCTTGCCTCTCCGTATTCATCAAGAGAGCCATCCCCACGGCTGGCATCGGGCGCAGCGGCGCTGGAGCCACCGGGGAGCGGCAGACCTATGATGGCAAGACCCTCTCTCCCGGCATGATCAAAGAGATGAATGTGGGTGATGAGGTTCAGGTGGTCAACCCCCAGGGACAGGCCACCGATGCGGCCAGCTACACCAAGCTGCAGCAGCGCATGATCGGAGCCGGACAAGGCCTCTCATACGAGGCCACCAGCCGTGACATGAGCGAAACCACCTACTCCAGCGCAAGACAGGCCATCATCGAGGACGGCATGACCTACGCAGAGGAAGATGAGCTGCTGGCAGATGTGATGGATGAGATCTACGAAACTTTCATCATTTCCGCCGTGCTGGCCGGGGCACTGAATATCCCTCACTTCTGGGAGCGCAAGGATGAGTTCTTCTCTCACTCATTCATCAAGCCCCCCAAGGACTGGATCGACCCCAGCAAGGAAACCAACGCCACAAAAACCGCTCTCCAAAGCGGACAGAAAACCTTCAAGCAGATCGCCGCAGAAAACGGTGCTGATTGGA